CTTTGTTCAAAGCTTCCAGGTATTCAGTCTCAGTTAACTTTAATACTTCTAAACAAAAATGATGTTTAGTTCCCTGGTCCGCGCCTGGACTTTGTAAGTATCCTGGCACCTGGTCAAGTAACTCTTGACGCTTTGCGCCACCTGGTAAGTATTCTGCTTTAATTGTTTTTGTCATAATATTCCTTTCTTTGTTATAGGATTATCCTACTCTACAATCTGTCCGTTGTCAACCCTTTCAATATTATATTCTGGACCCCACCTACTTTCATCATTCTTAACTTTAGCATAGCCACCTGTTTCCCGTCTTTGTCTGATGAACTCAATCGGTCGACCTTGTTCGATGTTCTCCATGTTTTCAGATAACCATTCGATCTTGCAACCTTGACTACAAAAATATTTATCTGAGGCATTAAAATAATAATGACCATTGTTGTGTTTATCCATATCTAAATATGCATATCTTCCACGAATTACTCCACGCGATTTTAGAAATCTATCTTGTGTAACTCTAGTATGGCAATGTGGTCCTTGGCAAAAATGTTTGTTTGGCATTAGATTGCACTCCTTTTCATTCTTCTCATTTCGCTATAAAGTTCTAACATTTGAAACTTGTCGCAAGAATTAATCCATTTAATTAGTTCCTGTCGCATTTCTTTTTGTTCTTCATAAGCTTTTGCTTTGTTGCTACTTATAACTTCAAAATGTTCTTCGTTTTGTTGTGCCATTTTTAGTGCCTCACTTTCCATGTTGTAGTTGCAGTTCTATAACCATGACTATCTAAGTCATAATAAACATAATATGGAACACCTTGTTTTGATGTGCCATATCTTGACTTGTCGTCATGCTTACCTTTTCTTGTAATGTGTTTTTTGTGCTTACTAGCCCAATATGTAATGTAAAATGTTTTGTTTGTCATATTATACCTTTCTAAGTTATGTAAGGGATATTATAGGATATCCCTTACATTGTCAAACTTTAATTTATACTTTCTTCATATTTTTTTCTTGCCAATATTTTAGCCTCTCTTGATTGATGTTTATTTTTTAACCCTTTAATCATACTTGCAAGGTTGCTAGGATTATAGATAGTCAATCCTGTTGAGTTAGTTCTAATTAACTCTGCCTCATCAACTTGTATTCCAAGTTCAGTTGCAAGTTCAATACCCTCTGAAAGATATCTATATGCTTTCAATCCAATTTTTAATTGATCGCATTGTTTGGTAATACTATCAATCCATGTTTTATGTTTAGATACTAGATTACCTTTTGCAATTCGCCATGCCTCAAATTGTTTGTACTCATCTTTGGTACATGCGATTGCTCTTGAACGACAGTAAGAAGTTCCAATGACATCAAGATAGTATTGCTCGTTAAAAGTTTTTGCCATACCTGTATTACCACTCTCGCCATTATAACTATGACCACTATATCCAAGTGCTTTCATACACGCGTCAACATGTTTTGTTTTGTGTGGGTTATCTTTGTTCTCGGATTGTTGAGCAAAAATATCTGGGTTGCAATCCATAGCTTTTAAATCTTCTCTATAATATGCAACTGCAAACTCTTTACCCTCGTCGCCACTATACTCACTACCATTTAGATTACCAAATAAACCAAAATCAAAATGTGATTTAGTTTCAGTTATCTCGCCCTCATCATCTTTGTCCTCACTATGAGCAAAGTAAAAGCATTTATCTTTTGCAACAACATCACAAGGGTTTCCATATTTTTTTTTGAAAGTTCTTAAAGTTGCAACATCTTCTGGTGGATATGATCTCTCAACAACATCAACTGCAAGTCTATGTGCTTGTTCATATTGTCTATCAACATCTTCTCTTGCTTGAAGAAATGCCTCTCGTTCTTGCGTGTCCTCATTCTCAAAAACATTTTTTATTTTATTAAAGAGTTTGTTTCGCAACTCTGTATTCATTCTTATTTTTGTCATTTTGACCTTTCTGTTAATTATTTTTATTTTTTTGTTTTATACTATTGACATTCTTTGTCAATAGGATTATATAGGATTTATTCCCTTTTGCTAATATACGGAATTAAAAAACTCAAATTAGCAGGATTACGGCTAGAAAGGTTTGATCCCGAGTATAGCCCACTGATCCCTGATCTACTGGATGGATGCATCCATATAGACCCACGCGATTTATGGGTTCAGTAGATCTGGGATCAGTCATTAATGACTGTGAAGATAAACACTATAACACGGCGGACGCTTAAGGGTACCCCGAATGTTGACTGAAGGACAGGGCGTCAACTCCCCGCGTAGCATAGTGACTGATCAGTAAAATTTTATGGATCTACAATGCTCTACCATTGTAGGTCCTAAGATTATTATTTGCTGGACCCTGACAGGTGATAACCTGTTAGGCCTGTTGCCCGGGCTGTTAAAATAAAGCACGCCGGCCTCAACTCAGGGTCCTGCTAATGATGACCAAGTTAGGGGTACATATCTTGCCTATGGCATTTCCCTGGACCTAAGCAGTGACCGAAAGGTAGCGTCGATACTTGGACCAGTTGCGCTGGCTTCCCTGATCAGGATTGCGCAGCTGGTATATGAATTGTGGCCCATTGGTCTTGGACGCTATGCGCGGCACGCGTTAGGAATAATCTCGGGTGAGACCTACCGAGAGCCACAAGCAGCAAGCAACAAGCGCTTGACAGCTGGTGAAGGATAATATAGGATTAATATAGAAAGTGAGAAATACATATGAAAAAAGACGAAGAGTTTATAAGTACTTTAATAAATAACAACCTAACTAAGATTGCACATTGCATGGAGGAGATCCTGCGGATGGTGAAGGCTGATCAGGAAAAGATGGCGAAAAGGTTCCCGGATGAAGATAAAGAATAACGATCTTACCCATTATTTCTTGCGGCCGCATAACCAGCTGCCGCAAGGTTACCTGGACCATTGCAAGAAATTTTTTAAAGAGTTAAGCCTGAAGCAGCAAGCGGCAAGCGAAAAGCAACAAGCCGCAAGCCGGGACCTTGACAAGTCACCTGAACCATGTTATAGGATAATAAAGGAGAAATTATGAAAGTTACAGAAGCATTAAAAATAACAGACTCATTCACTAGAACCTCTAAGATGCCTGGCTTAAGTTACAGCCTGCCAGCGTGGGCCTGCCAGACTGGCTCCAAGCTCAGGAAGGTTAAGACTTCACCGTGTTATGGCTGTTATGCATTAAAAGGAAATTATACTAGGTACCCTGCAATCAGGGAAGCGCAATATAGAAGGCTGGACGCTATCAGTAATCCTAAATGGGTTCAAGCAATGGCCGCTGTTATCAAGCGTCAAAAATGGTTTAGATGGCATGACGCGGGAGATGTACAATCTCATGAGCATATGGCAAAAATTATTGAAGTATGCAAGCTCACACCTGACACCAAACACTGGTTACCAACTCAAGAGCGGCAATACCTGCCAGCGCCTGAAGAGGTTCCAGCAAATTTAATTATTAGGTTATCCGCTGCACGTGTAGACGGGACCGCTGGCAACGCCTGGTCGCATTCGTCAACAGTGGTGACCGATGGGAGCCCGAGCTGTCCAGCGCCTAATCAGGGCGGCCAGTGTTTAGACTGTCGAGCATGCTGGAATAAAGATATAAAAAATGTTAGTTATGGTAAACACTAAAAATGACATTTGTTTTCAAACATCCAAAATTTTACAGAATCCCTAGGGATAAAACGGATCAGGTCATTAGCCGCGAAGACTCGACGGAGGCTAGAAGGCGTGCACCTGGTCCGGGCCAAAGCCACAAGCCTAAAGCAGCAAGCAACAAGCCTGAAGCAACAAGCAGCAAGCAAGAAGCATCAAGCCCCAAGCTCTTGAAGAAACAAGCAACAAGCAGCAAGCCCTGAGCAACAAGCCTCAAGCTTAAAGCCGCAAGCGGCAAGCTCTTGCACATCCTTTCCCTCATAAAGTTTTACGTCTCTAGAGACGAGGTGCTTTACTATGATAAAAGTATTCTTAGGATGTTTCACATGAAAGGCAATTTGGTGCGGTGAAAGTCTTATTTTGTTACTATTCGTTACTTTCAGTTCTAAGGTAAAAAAAGTGTTATTTTTGTTATAACACAATACATCTGGTATGCCTGGAAGGCTTAAATTTTCTATGCGATTGAATTGTATATTAGTCCAAGATTTTTTGATTTCTTGGTAAAATTTATGCTCTGGTTTCAACGTAACAGGTATTTACGGAAGTATTAGTTTTTTTCTTTTTTTCGGCATGATATTAGGTTGAGTTACATCCATTTGATGTATCATTTTAGTAGCTTGACCCATTTCCGCAACTTCAACTCTAGGTACAATTACTAGTCTATGTGTTTCCATAGAGCCTATAAGTTTATTCTCCATAAGTCTTATTCCTTGAATATCGTAAAACTTACCATTAGGCATAGCTACCTGTATTCTAGCATTTTGAGCTACAGGAGATCTGTTAAACTTTGCTAATATCTGAGCTAAAAATTTACCTGTCATAATTTCTTTTCGTAACCAAAATGTTTAAAATCATTATCGTGTATATCATCTACGAGATGTTTTAATTCTTCGGTGTAATATTGCTTATAATCTACCTTCTTTGACTGATATATATAACCTAAATCAGAATATCTTTCAACAATATTAATTTTTTCTGCTATATAGTTAAAATCTTTTTCTAAATTTTCAAACTTTCCAACAAAAGAAAGTGGTATTTTACCATTTAAATTTAATAATCTAAATTGTGTAGGTTCTTTGTCTAAGATAAAATCTTTGAAAGGCTTGTCTATGTAACCTAATCTAGATAAAAAATTGTAATGACTTACAACTCTAGAATAAGGGTTTCTAACAAAAGTAAATGAGAAATACTGAGATCCATTGTATTTATCCCAAGTAACATCTACTGGGACATGTGTTATTGATCTAGTTATTCTAGGTTCATTAACGTGCGCTGTATCTGCATATTTTAATAATATGTCATTTATACTTGAGCCTGCTGTTTTAGGCATGTGGTAAAACATGAAATTATGTTTTGTGCTGTAAATCATTATCCTTATCTAACCAATCTATTAACAAATGTACCCTATCAATATCTGAATTATTTTCTACGGAATGGTATTTGTCGTTGTTATCTATTTCTACAACTTCGCCTTCTTGCAAATTTCTTTTTTCTTCATCAATAGTAAAAATACATTCAGGGTCTGTAACTATTGGAATATGTATTCTATGAATAGCTGCAAAAAAGTCTCCAATATCTTTGTGTCTACTAATTATTTTTTTAGAGGGTAGGTTAATTAACATAGCTGTTGCCATAATACCTGGACCTATTTTATTTGTTAAAAGTGAATTTACTATAAGTAGTTCGTTTTTATATTTTTTAGATTCATCATATATCTTAGGTTTGCCTATAACTTTTTCATCCCAAATTAGTGGTATGGTTTTAGTTTGTTTATGTACATCAAAAGTTTTTTGTCTAAAATCATAACTGTTCCAATTATCCTCTGTATATTCTAGAGCTTTACTTTTAATACTAGAAACATCTATGTGAGCGTGTGTTTTAAAATTAAATTCCATTTAACCAATTATTTGTAAATTCAAAGTTTTTAAATATGTTGTCGGGTATATATTTTTTATATTCTGATGAATTTGTTTTTTCAATTTTGTCTGTTTTAATTACATGTAAATTTTTTCCATACATTGAATCATCATACTGTTCGTTGTTAACCTTAAATTGGTTAAGGTTTGTGTATGTATGATTAAATGGTTCTATATTTAAAAAACTATATATTTTATCAATTTGTTTTTTAGTGTCTTTTATCAAATCGTTATATTGAATAAATAAACAATTATCGTACCAACCGTAATACAAATTGTACATTGATTCTAAACTAAGCTTAATTAAAGAATCATTTTCTAGTAAAGCATTTACTTTTTCTGAATCGCTTTTAAAAAGTTTATGTAAAAAATAATCCTTATCTTCTTTATAAAGTTTTATGAAAGAAGCTAGTACTTCAAAAAAATCTCTGACAAGGACTATGACCTTAAAATCATTTTTGAGATATTTATGAATTACGTTTAATTCAGTAAATGATCCTACAGGAGTTCTTTGAATAATTGTATCTCCAGTCCAGTCTTTATAATAATTATACATAATAGGTTCTACGCTATTATGAAAAGATTTATCGTCTGGAAAGTTTTTTGTTTTTTCTGACTTTTTATGATCTACTAAAATATTATATATCATGGTGTTAACTCCACTAAGAGGTGTGGTGTTTATTTTTGAGTTTTGATTTAATATAGAACTTAACAAAGTATTTCCAGATCGAGGTAGTCCTGCTAAGTAATATATTTTCTTCATTTCTAGGGTTGTTTTACATTATATTACGGTGTATGTAAAGTAATGGGATTACCAAAACAATTGACAGAAATGCAAATGAAGTTTGCTCATGAACTTGTGACAAACGAAGGTAGAAAGACTAAAACAGAATGCGCTATAGATGCAGGTTATAGCAAAGATAGAGCTACTGTTACTGCTTCTGAACTTACTAATCCTAGAAAGTTTCCTTTAGTAGTTAAATACATTGGTGAACTGCGAGATGAGTTTCAAAAAAAATATGAAGTTACTTATGAAAGACATATCTCAGAGCTAGCTAAATTGAGAGAAGATTCTAGAAAGAAAGGCGCTTGGTCAGCGGCAATAAACGCAGAAGTTGCTAGAGGTAAAGCAGCCGGTTTGTATGTTGAACAAAAAATAATACGTACAGGTAAATTGGAAGATTTATCAGCTGAAGAACTAGAAAGTCGTATGAAACAAATTATTGATGATTATTCACCAATCCTTGAAGGTGTTGAAGTAGAAGAATTGAAAGAAAAAGTTAAAAATATTCCCGTACCGAAAGATAAAAAAGATATCAATTAGATATTAATCTTTTCAAGTTTTTTAATACATCCTGTTGGAAAAACATTTCTGTCTGAAAAAGACTCAGAAGAATTATCGTATGAAGCAAACGTTTTTAACATCTTATTATCTTTTGAAAATATGTATGCATGTGTGATCATCTCTGCTGGTTTCATATCGTTAAATTCATTTATATCAGCGTGACCGCTGTCACCTAAAATGTCGAGCCATACTATTTTGTAAAAATAATACCTTTTCTTGTTAATCACTATTGATCTATATTTAGATTTTTTGTTTATCATTTTGCTACTCTACTTCACTCTTATAGGTTCTGAAATACTTTTATATAATTACCGTTTTGAAAAATGAAAAAAAAAAGTAGAAAAGTAGAAAATATACTAGAACCTATATATACCAACGTTTCTAGCTTCTACTTTTCGTTACTTTTTCTACTTTTTCCTAGCCTCTTGCCGCTAGAATCGTTGATACAAGCCACTTCTAGCTCATTTCCTAAAAAGTAGAGACTCGGACCTTTATTTTCTTTAATAATATCAGAGGTTTGCTTCACTTTTTTTAACCATTCTAAATAAACTTTTTTTCTATTTTCCTTATTTTCGGCATAAAATCGTTTAAAAATTTCGTCTAATTTTACCATATTTACCCTAATTTTAGCCTTATTTACCCCTTTTTTACCCTTTTTTAGCATAATATTCCTCTACTTTTTGCTTCCATTTTTCCGTATATTCACGAAAACGTCGTCCATTGATGATAAAACGTTGAAAAAAACAATCTGGAGTACACATCAAAATGACTCCTTGATCTATTTCAGTTCCGTATGTTTCATTATGAGCCAGTGCGTAGGCTACAGACTGCAGGTAATAATCATCTATCCACTCTTCACGTTTAGGCTTGTTACTTTGTTTAAAGTCTATTATACTTTCGCGTCCCATATAAACCCCACAAAGGTCAGTTGCTCCAGCGTACCTATCCTGATACGATAAAACGGCTTCAGAACCCCATATTTCATCCAAATCTTTCAAACCCTGATCAATGATCGTATTAGCCATTCGATGGGCCTCTCCGCCCTCCTCAGTCATGTCTAGAATGTTTTTATCCTCTACATAACCTTCCAAAATACTATGCATTTTAGTACCCCGTATCGCTGCCGTATTTTTGACACGTTCTGCCTCTTTTTCGCCAACTTTAGCAATCCACCTTTTTAATGAATCCTGTTTCTCTTGAGTTTGTGTAGTAGAAATTATAGTTGTAACAGAAGGTAATTTATTGTCATCTATTGCATAGTGACGTTTACCCTCTATCATTTCACGAATAGACTTTGGATATTTATAAAGTTTATTCCATTTCACTTACGCTTCACCCATAGGTTCACTTTTAAATTTACCATTAACAATGTAAAGTTCTATCGTTTTAATAAGATCGCTTTTTAAATCAGGGTCTTTAAAAAAACTTTCAACAGCGTCAAATGTTTCTTCTATTTTAATTAACATCTCTTCTTGCGTAAGGTCTGAAGTTATCTTTTCTTGTCCAGGCATTCTCATTGTAAGAGCTGTAGTTATTATAAAAGCATTCAATGCAGAAAAAATAGGTGCTACCTTTTTCTTTTCATCGTTAATTAACACATTATCAAATTTACCTCTTATATCAGGACTTCCATAACTATATTGAAACATATTCAACATATTAGTTACTAACGGTGTATTTAATTCTTCATATCTTATTTCTTCTTTACTCATCTTCATTCTCCTTTTTGGTTAATTTAATTCTTTAATTGGTTTACCATGATATATTTCATACCACGCTTTACAATCCTCATTCATGCATTCATACATACTGACAATTGAATACTCTTCATCATCCTCTGCATCAAAATCATTGTTCCATCTTAAATCAGATTTACAATATAAACATTTCATATTAAATTTTTTTCCTTTCTAATTTGTTGTATTCTATCAATTATTTCAAATGTTATTGAATGTTTTGAATCATTACATTTAGCACAACATAAAACAATATTATCTTCTTGATAAGTCACAGTATTATCTAACCTGTCAATTGAAAAGTTTGTTTCGCATTTTTTTTCACCGCTTTTTTTATTTTTTTTATAGGTCCAAGTAATTCCACAATACTGACAAGTACGTCCATTTTTTTCTATAAATTCAAAAATAAATTCTTTTAATCTTTCCTTGCTTATATTAGGATATAAACCTCTTCTTTTAATGCTTGATGGTTTAAACACTGAAGATACACGATTAGTTATAAAACCATTTTCTGTATTATCATATAACCAATTTATGTGTTTTACTTTTTCAGGATTTTCTTTTCTATATTTTGTTTTTATACTCTTAGCACATTCCTTACAATAATTCTCTAACTTGTCCTTATTTGTAGGAGCGGAATAAAAATTTTCACGTGTTGCTTCTAAGTTTTTAAAACAAGTGTTACATTGTTTATAAGTAGTCATTGATGTCATTCCAATCCACACTGTTATATAAATCTTTCTTTTCTTCTGGCAAGTTATCAAAATTCATATCCTTACCATAAGTAGAATGTATAGGTGCAAATATTAAAGCCCTAGTCGGTATATCGTCTACACCAAATTTTTTCATAACTTCTTGTAAATAATTAATATCTTTAACCATTCTATGAAAATTAATTCTAACTACCTCTTTGTCTAAACTAGGCATAATTTCTTTATTAAATTTTTTTAAACTTTCAAAACTTGTTTTTAATTCTTCTGTACGCCATACCATAGATACAAAAATTTCTTTTGGATTTCTTAATAAAACTCCAACTTTATCTACTTTTATTTTACCAATGTAATGACGAAGCCTACTATTTACTTCGCCATAATAATCTTTTTCATCAAAACTTTTTTGTATCTTCTCAAGATTGTCCCTAGCCACATCTTCAGAGTCTCTAGGTTCATGCCTAACAGTATATTTGTTAGACATGTTCATGTTCAATGATAAAAACTTAGTTCCAGATCTTCCAAAACCAGTTATATAAAATTTTTTCATTATTCCCAAATAGCACCAAAGTGTTCATATTTAGGGTACCATTCGAAAAATTTATATATACTATCTGTTACTTCTGTTCTGTTAGCATCATTTTTTTCCCATAAAGGATCAGACATATCTAATGGTGTTATACCATTCATTATAAAAGAAAAGTTTTGTTCACCAGATGAATATGCAAACGATCTAGACATAAATATATCTTCACCATTAAAAACGTTTTGATAGTTTTTATAAAATAGTTTTGCTTGTTGAATAGTTGCCGGTAAATACATGGTATCAATTAACACTCCACAAGTTAATAATATAGGTGCAACATTTTTATGATTTTCTGGAGGCTGTTTTTGATATTCATTGTCATAAAACCATCTTGGATGAAATCCAGCCATAGGTTTACTTAAAAGAACTAATCCCCTTATCTGTTTTTCATCATACAACCAATCGTCATCTTGAATTAAAACTGCTCTATTCTTACAAGATAAAGCAAAAGTATAACGAGATAATAATCCTAAATCAGATTCTTTAGGCATATATATCCATTTAACTTTCCCATTATGCTCAATTGGACATTTTTCTTGTTTTAAAGATACAATTAATATCTCATCAATTATTTCATAGTCTTGATAAGTTTTTATTATTTTTTCTATATTCTGTGGTCTAGTATTAAATAAACTTACAGATATATTAGTTATTTTCATAAGGGTACTCGCTTTCTATAGTTGTTTACAAAATGTATCTCGCCTGAGAATTTTTTAAATTCTGGTCTATGTTCTAACCAATCTTTGTAGTCCTGGTCTTCTTCATCATCACGAACATATTTTTTTGTTTCTTCTTCAAATAAATCAAACTTTGTTCCAAGATGTTTGTTAAGTGCATTAACTCCATCTTGAGTAAACAATTCATCTTTATGTAGTATTAAAAGATTTTTATCTTCACAATGAATAAAATTCATAAATTGATGAAACATTGAACCTAATAATTTCATAGGATGATAATCTACTGCTGTAGCGAAATTAGTCATTGTTAGCTTTCCATAATTAATTTGTACAAAGTTTCTTCTTTCCTGTGAGATTAATGCAGTTCTCATATCTCTATATAAATAAACTATTGGTATACCCAAATCTTTTGGATATGGGTAATGACAGTATGTATGTTTCCATTCATTTGTCCTAGTTCTTAAACCAACACTTTCTAATTTGTGAGATAAAAAATTACTGGCGCAACCGCCAAAAGAATTTATCCAAACATCCATTTTTTGTTTACTATCTTTTTTTAGAATCATTTAATTTACCGTTTTGTTTCTTAACTTCTTTCTTTACTAATTGTCTAATAACTTCACTCCTGGAAATTTTCATATCCGGAACAATCGCCCCCTGTAATTTGGTAACGTTGTCATAAGTACTATTATCAACGGTAATGTTTTTATATTTTGTAAAATCTGTCATCTTGTGTCCTTTCATTGATTAAACACAATATATAGGATAATAAAATAATTTGTCAAGGTTAAAAAAACCTATTACTGTTTGCGACCTTGTCGGTTGTAAGCCTTAGAATCTCTTTTCTCTGATTTATTGAGGTTTTTCTTGTGACGTCTAGGACGTTTTCTAGGCTTGTCACGTGTCTCAAACGATTTAAACTTTTTAGCCATTCTTAATTATTTCTTTGTCTACTTCTCTTAATTTTAAATATCTTATACTACCATTTTTATACTGTCTTGTGTCTTCACCACAGTTTGTACACTTATAATAATCATCTACAATAGATAATAATATTGAGTCTTCTCTGCAATATTCACAGTAGCCATTAACTGTATCTATACTTCTTAATAACTTATTAAAATTTTTTAAGTCACTCATACTAAGTCTTTCGCCTTTCCTATTATTGGTTTGTATTTAGTTTTACCTTCTGATTTATATGCGTGCATAAACTGCTCACGTCTTCCTTCAGGTATCCAACTACAATGTATCCACCCCGAGTTAGGTTCTCCTGGAGTGTAGAACTCAAGAATCAGCTGATCTGTTTCAAGATTCATTTTAATCCAATCAGCAACCTCAGCATTGTCAACTCCAACACATTCGAAGTCTGCCGCCTCAGCTTTTGCATGCTGTGAATTTCTAGAGCTGCCTATAGCTAAACATAAATCTTCTGAACGGAACCCTGACGTGACCTTGACTCTACCGAAATGGTCCCGGATGGGTTGTAAAATATTTTCACACAAGTCTTTTAATTTTTCTATTTGACCTGAGTTAGGATTGTTATTGATACCTTTACGTATTGCAGTATCCGACTTGATAAGCTCCTGAAGGGAGAAATTTCTTGAAAGATTCATTTATTGACAGCTTAAACACTCATCGCTATCTTTGTCAAGGTCTGCGAGAGCTTCTTCTTTACATTGTTGACTACAAAACATGTCTAATTCATCATTTGCATCAAAAGCTTCTTTACATTTTTTACATTGTTTTCTCATTTTTTGTGTCTCCCCATATACCAATCACCTGGTTCATAATTCCATCTTTTACCGTGGTGTCCTCTTATATCTGCATACCACATTCTTAATTTTACAATCCATTTTAAATAATTTTTAGGTTTGGCCATAATTCCTAATATCACAAATTAACTTTTTGTCACCTCATTACAACCATATTTCATATATAATTTATTCTCATTTACAATTTCTCTACCTATATTTTCAAGTTCTATTATAGATTTAAAATTACCTGCTAAAATACAATCATAGAAATCCTTGAAAGGTTTCTTTTCTTCATACATAGGTAGACAGGTTCCATCTACAGCAGAACATATTATTAAAGTAAGAATAAAATTCATCACTCTAATATCAATTTCTTGATTGACTTAGAACCATCGATGTTCGACTCGAGCTCAGCCATCGACTTTATGCACTGATACTGAATATTATTATTTTTATTTGTTCTCATTGCAACCCTCTTCCCCTTAAGGCAATCCGACATAGACTCTTGAATTCTGTGTTCCTTAATCTCTCCGTTAACAATCATAAGTAGGGCTATAATTAATTCCATTAATGCGCTGTCTTTCCGTTAGCTCTAACTTTATCTTTTAAATCTTCAATATCAACTAACGCTTTATCTAATTGTTCTCTTAAAAATTCTATATTGACTTTGTTAGTCATGTTCATTTCTTGAGTTTCTTCCATTTTCTCAACGGACTTGTACAAATCCTCAATTAAAAATATTTGCTCTTGATCAACAGGCACCTGTTCTGATTTCTTTAACAAATCATTTTGAAATAGTTCTCTTGATGTCTCTAGAGATACTAATCTTGAAGTCAGCTCGGTATAAGCGAACACGCCCATTGCGACGAGCACGATCAGGCTAGCTACCGTCTTCATTGGCATCTGAACTTTTGCCTCTTCTCCGATGTTTAGTGGTTTACTCATTTTTATCCTATTCTGTCTAAGTGCGCTAACAAAGCCCCTAGACTCTCGCCGCTAGTTTATAGGAATTCTAATGTAGGATCAATCTTCTTTTTTTTCTATTTCGTAAAACATTTTGTCACTATCTTCCGTAACCCAATCTGAACCTTCGACATCCCAGTAAGTATTTTGGACCGTATAGTCAGGCCAAGATGTATCAGTAGTGTAGCTATTAACATGCCACAAAATACGATTATTAGGCTGAGCTGCATAATTGCCGTTAGCAAGAGCCAATATATGTGCACACTTGTGTTCTTGAGGAATCTCAGAGTGCTCCGTATCAAGGATATTAGTTTCTGGATGAGCCCAATCAACAGTGAATAGATATTGTCCATGATAAAATTTCTTATCTTTACCTAAATATTTGCCATTTATACCAGCCAACCAATCAAAACAATGGACACTAGGATAATAACTAAAGCAGTTCCACAGTTCGAGTTGATCCACTCGCATATCTGGCACGTCTTTTCTTTCAAATTCTTTTTGAAAAAATGCTGATATAGGTAAACGCCAAAAGCACGCACCGTTGGGTAGCATGATATTAAATAAGAGTGCGCGACCTGAAATAGAGACCAGACCAAAGATAACACAGTCAATAAAATCTCCTTGATGTTTTTTAAGATCATAAAGATACTCCTTCCTTACTTTGCAATAAATTGGAGGAATGTTTGCGTTTAAATATGCCATAATATTTACCCATGTATTTCACCCCAAGTATTACCATATTCATAATCAACTTTATTTGGGACAGCTAGTTTAACAGCATTTTCCATAATTTCAATTATCTTTTTAGCTTGCGTCTCTGACTCAATAGAAATATCTAATTCATCATGTATCTGTATGTGAGGTATAATACCTTCTTTATATAAATCTAACATAGCTTTCTTAGTCATGTCAGCTGCAGAACCTTGAATTAATTTATTTAAAGCTTTGTATGTAAAAGCTCTTTTTATTCTTCCTCTTCCATAAGTTCTTTCTGCTTCTTCCAATGACATTGGTGTATGCATACCAAATGTTGAAGGTTCCCATTTATTAAATCTACATCTACGACCTAACAATGTACCAATTGAACCAGAAAACTGAGCATGGCTAGAAGTCCGGTTCATTAGTTCACGAACAAAAGGGACATTTTCATGATACTGGTTAAATAAATTTTCTGCTTCTTCTTTTGTAGAGAGACCTAATTCTGCTTGTAGTTTTGCTTTACCCATACCATAAAACAAACCTAGATTAATTGTTTTAGCATTGCTTCTAGATATACCTGCCATATCAGCTACAGTTTGGTGAAAGTCTACAGAATCACTTTTAAATTTATCTACTATGTTTGTTACAGATTGATCATACATAATAGGATCAGTTGTAGCTGCGTAATGCACAACTAATCTTGGTTCTTGTTGTGAGTAGTCAAAACAACCCCAGGTATGATTTTCTTCTGGTAAAAACAATGATCTTATCTTAGGACCTAAATCTTTATTTCTAGCAGGTATCTGCTGTAAATTAGGATTTGAATAACTAAACCTACCAGTTACTGTTCCACCTTGATCTGATCTAATAGGATTTATATCCGCATGAATACGTCCTCTATGCTCATGTTTTAAAATTGTATCTATAAACGTTGTATGAGCTTTGTTTATTTCTCTTGCTTTTGCAATTTTTTGAACTAAAGGATGTTTATGTTCAGATAGAAAATTTTTAGTAAAGGAGGGTGCTTGTGTTTTCTGTGTTCTTTCGTAGTCTAAATCGAGTTTGTCGAAAACTTTCGCAATTGACCTTGCTGCCCATATCTGTGTATCAATTCCTGTTTGCCTTTTTACTTCTAATAGTAGCGCCTCTTCTTCTTTTAACATGTCTTGTTTTAATTTTTGTGCACCTTCTACGTTTACTCTAACACCTTTAAATTTCATATCTATTAGACAAGGAAATAGCTGTGTTTCTAGATCAAATATTTCAGATAAATTTTGTTTTTGAATCTCTACCGATAAAATTTTAAACAATCTTAAAGTAAGTTCAGCATCTTTTTCTGCATAACCACCTACATACATTGCAGGTAGCTTATACATCTCAGACTTAGGATCTACACCCGCAGCTTCTGCTGCTTCTCTTAAGCCCTTTTCATCTTTAACTTCTCTAAGATATTCAAAAGCAATACTATTTAAAGCATACGATAATCTATTTTCATCAATTAAAGATGACATTACCATCGTGTCTACTATAAAACCATTTATTGGAATATTGTATGCTCTTAACCAACAAACATCATACATAGCATTATGAAAAATTTTTGTGTTAGGCGCTTTACAAACATCTTTAACATAGTCTAAAACTATTCTCTTATCTAAATTACCTTCTCTATGACCTATTGGATAATATCCAGACCACCCTTCTACAGCTAAAGCTACACCAATTATTTCTCCATCCCCTATAACTGCACCAGATCCTCTAGATTTTAAGTTTGGGTCTCTGGTTTCTAAGTCGATTGCTACGTATTCATATTTAGATAGATCAGGAAATGTATCAGGACAAGTCCACTCTGTTTGCGCTTTAAACATAATTTAGTTTACCTTTGGTTCATAGATGTACTTGTTTTTTACTATGCCATCTATTTTATTTTTATTTGAAAAAGCATACAAACAAGATGAATAATCTTGAGGAAATATTTCCCAACAAACATCTTCGTGACCTTCTAAAGCTAAATAAATTTCTAAACGAAATTTATACTTTTTACCAATCACTAAATCTTTGCTAATTCTAGCTTTAGTCGCTGCCATCTTCTTTTCTCTTTTCTTCTTCGTAACCTTCCATTAATTCTTCATGTAAAGTTTTTTCTTTTTTTCCAAAAATTTCATCCCAACGTTGTCTATAAGTATCATTGGATATTCTAGACTTACCATCCCATTGTCTTCCGGAATCTTTCTTACTTTTCTTTTTCATATTATTTCTTTTTCATATCTTTTATCTTAAGCATTTCTAATTGGCAATAGTGAACAATTTTTTTTAAATCTTCTACTCCTCCCTTTCGTTGATACCTGCAAACGTATTTAATAACGTTGCCCTGAAAAAACGAAAGATCATTTTTAGAAATGAATTCGTAAGGTTGAATGGGAAACTTAGTGTAGTGATTCCCGCCTACCTGAGTGTATTGAGGAAATGATTCCTTAAATATATCTTTATCTGTCATATTATTTCTTCTCCTATGTTATATTGATATTCATAACCTTGGTTCATTATGAATAAATTTTCTTTTGCACGTGTTACACCAACAAAAAATAATCTATGTTCTGTGTCCTTATTTACTTGTGCTGATTCGTAAATAATTCTTTCCAAGTCTGTAAACAAAACTACATTCTCTGATTCTTCACCTTTAACAGAATGTATTGTTGATAATTTTATTCTAGCAGGCTTACCTAGATCCTCGCCGCTCGTCATTAGCTCCTTGATATAATCTTTTTGATAATCTTTAAATCTTAATACATCCCAACCACCAGATACTTTTAGCCCATGATTTAATTTTAATTCATCTATTGTTATTGAGTCTACATTCTCTAAAGACTTGCCTCCAGAAAACCCATATTGGACATCTCCTTTTTCATACTTTAAAAACTCGTATATATTTTGAGCTTCTTCTCCAGATATACTGGCTCCTTTATTTAATCTATTCCAATCATTAATTGCTTTTATAATTTCAGGAGGTAGTAAATCATTAAATTTACAATCAAATCTGTATCCAGACTCTTGAAAGAAAGGTACTAATTTTTTTAATTGTTCGTTGGTTCTAGTTAACACCATCCATTGTCCAGAACCTAAATGTAAATCTTCTAGTTCTAAATTTTCAAATACAGAGCCCTCTGCTTCTCTAGGTTTCCATTCTTTTTCTCTTCTCTCATCTATATTTTCTAAAATAGATAAAGCAACTTTGTGTACAGCTTTTGGTACTCTTCTTGACTGCGTCTGGTGATCATTAACACCAGATAAATTAATAAAGGTTGTAGGATCAGCTCCTTGAAATGTGTAGATAGCCTGATCGTCATCCCCTGCAACGTATGATCTTTTACATATTGATTCTATGTAATAAAACATTTCCCATTGCAAGGGATTTAGATCTTGAGCTTCATCAAGAAAAACTGCATCGAGGGAAGGACACTTGCTTTTCTTAACAAATTCTGAAATCATGTCTGAAAATTCATACATGCTGTAGTCTTTTTTATAGTTTATAATATCTTCATTAATTTGAATTAATAAAGGTTCACTAATATAATCTATTAAATCTAATTCTATTGCTGCGTCTTGTAGTTTTATTTTACGACATCTAGAGTATTCTATTATTTTCATGTACTGATTCTTATATTCATGATAACCATTTTCTTTCTCTATAGTTTCAAAATGCATATCATTATGACCATATTTATTTTTAAATGCATTCCAGTTTTTATCTTTTAATAATTGAGTCGTAGTATCAATACCCAACATTTTAGTTCCCATAGAATGCATTGTAGATATCCATTCAATTTCTTTATTAGGATATTCTTTTTGAATTCTTTCTCTTGCTTCTTTTGATGCTGCATTACTAAAAGTAATGTAACAAATTTTTTTAGGATCAGTTCTATGTAAAAACAATTCTTTTCTTAAATATGTATTTACTAAAGTATGTGTTTTACCTGTTCCTGGTGGTCCTGCTATTACTGTTCTCATTCAAATGGTGCCGGTTGTTTTTCTATTTTTTTAGGTGTAAATTTTTCAACATCTATTTTTTCAACTGTCCAAACTTTTACACTCTTATCATTTATTTTTACTACTTTTTCTTTTCCTGAAAATAACTCCTCTAATAATCTTATTGTTTTATTTTTAGTGTAAGTTTTATCTGGCCACGTTTTACTTCTGATTAAAAATCCCCAGAAATCTTTAAATTTAAAATGACTAATTCCACTTTCTGTAAACGGTTTTCTTTTTAATACGTCCTCAATACTTTTACCATCACGACTTATAAATTCTGTTAGTAAGTCTTTCATTTGTACATCTAGTCGCGTATCATCTGGAGCTTCAATCGCATCAATATTTTTCATTAACTTAGCTAACATTTTTCTCCATACTAATTTTGCAACAGGAAGAAGAGGTGTTCCTAGTTCTGTCATACATACAACACTAAATTTTTCTGGGTCATGCAATGTTGGTGCATCAACTTCTATAGTTTGTTCGTCTACAGTTACAAAAAATATAGGTGGTTCAGATGCATATTTTCTAATAGTTGTAATTGCTGGCATTCTAACTTCCTCACCTTTACCAAAAGGTTTTGAATAACAAACTTTTTCATTACAAAAATTACAAATAGGTTTATCTTTACATCTAAAATCATAATCTTTCTTCGCAACTTGTTCTTTAATTCTTATAACATCGCTAGATTTTAAAGCTGGTTTGATATATTTTTCTACATTATAATCTTCTATTTTATCTTCCCAACCTGTTGGATCTGATTTTTTTAAATATACTCCAATATTAAATAATCCATTATCTCTACCTGATGCTGCAACGTCACCATTACCTTCTACAATCGGACCGGTATTAATTATAGTATTTAAGCATGGTGGACCATCAGGAAAATGTTCTTTTATTTTTTTATTATTAACTTTTTCAATTAAAAAATTTTTAAGCATTTCTTGTGTCTGAACATACTTGTCATATTCTTTTACAAACTCTTCTATGGTAAGTGAATTACCATCATCACCAATAGCATACCTAACAGTTCTATCACCGCCATGATAAGGCATGTTTAAAAAATTTCCAATATCACCTCTTTCAGCTTTAATAGTAGATTGTTTTGGAAATATTTCTGCTTTTGCATATCCTAAATTAGAAGCCATTAATATTAATTTCTGTCTCATCAAAGATGCAGGTATAAACTCTTCAGTAAATAAAAACACATGAGCACCACCAGATTTTGATCTGATTACTACTAAAGGATAATTATTTTTTCTAATTTTTTGAATTAATTTTTTATGGTCAAAAGGATATGTATCAATATCAATACAACCCCATTTACATTCATTGTTTTCATTTATTGGAACAATACCAAGAGCAGGTTCAACTCCTTTTAAATGGTTTTCCCATAACTCATCAGTAACAGGTCTTTTTACTGTAAAAGACCTAACCTCATTTTTACCATCATGCCTTATTTCATTGGTAATTTTAGTGGCACCATAAGCGCTTTCCAAACCTGCAAATATACTTCGTAATCTTTCTATCATTTTCCCTCTGTATTATTTTAAATTGGGCGCTATATTACTAGCGCCCAAATGTGGTAACTATCTGTTCTGCTTAGATAAAGTGTCATGAAAATCAGCTGCTTTATCAAAAATTTCTTTTTCAGAAACTTGATTTCCCATAACAACATTATAACCATACCATTGATTACCTTTACCAGAATTTAACACTGATGTTATTCTGTAAGAGTAAGCAAATGATGCAGGTGTATAAGAACCTTGTTCATCTTTCATAGTTTGTGACATTTGAAGAGATTGCCATTTTCTAGCAATCTTTCCTTGAGAACCACTCATTGAAATAAGAGCAGTTTCAGCTTTGCCATCATCACCTAAAATAATTACAAAGTTTTGATGCACAGTCAAAATGTAGTTACCATTTTGCAATCTGTCTTTACCACCATCTTTTGTAGTTTTAGATAGGATATCAGAATCAGCAGGATATATTTGTTCTGGTCTACCTGAACCAGTACCAAATTCAGCCCATTCTTGATACTCCATTTTATAGTAACAAGGAATTACAGTTATTCCTTCTTCACCATTATACAGTCTTTTAGTCACTGTATTTAAAAACATACCAGGTTCTGCACCTTCCACGAAATTTTGATTTCGTTTTTGTGCTTCTCCTGATCCGTTTTGTAAAAGTTTTAAGATAGGTAATGCAAGTGATTCTTGTCTTACGTTCTCAAAACCTTTGTTAGCAGACTCTCTATATAAAATTGTAGAGGGTGTGCCTGCTGTTTGTTTAACAGCTACGTCTTTATTTTCTTCCATAAGTTTAACTCCTTTTTATATTTGTACGGTTACCCACGTAAGTTTTGAAGCAGTCAGGAAGTTCGATTCCAGACTCGTCACATTCTCTAACTACTCCTTTTAAGGTCTGAGGATGTACTCCCACTTTCTGGACAGGTTCATATCCTTGACCTTTAGCAAGAACAGCATATTCTGCTGCCTTGTTATCTTCGCCACGACCAAAGGTAACGGTAATATCATTTTTAATAATATCACCTCGACCGTTTTCACGAAGCCATTGAAAAGCTAACTCTTGATCTACAATTGATGCACTATAAAAATTAGATACTTCAACTGTTTCACCATCAGTCAACTTTAATTTTTTAATATTCATTTCCTTCATCATTTGAGGAATTTCAAATTGTGAAATTACATTTGCTTTCTCTTTTAATTTTTTTACAGAGTCCTCTGCATTTGTAATTTCGTCTTCTAAATTTTTTAATTGTTGAACTTTATTTGCAAGTTCGTTTGGATTAGCAACAGATTTAATCTGTTCTTGTTTGTGTTTTCTATAGTCTATACTCATAATTTCTCCTTTCTATATAATTATGTATTATGAATGTGTCAAGATGTTTCCTTTTGATATAAGTCTATTTCTATTGGATAATATTTTTTTTCTTGTTTATCCCATTTTAACAAATTGTATTTTCCATTTGCAATGTCGGAAACTACAGAACATGCAACTCCAATAATTGCAGGATCACCCGTCAATAATAAATAATCATCTGAAGTAAAATCAGATAACATTTTTTTTAATTTAAAAACTAAAGGACCAGCACTTAAAATTATTTGTGCATTTTCAGGCAGTAAAACTTTTAAGTCACCATATTCGGACGCACCAATAATATTAATTTTAGGGCGACCCTCTTTAGTTCCAGGTATATCCTGAATTACATATACTTTGTTTTTCATAACTTCTTGACTACCTATACATTATTTGATATCTATTGCAATAGAAAGAAGAAAATAAAATGAATTATAAATTTAAAAGCAAACCTTTTGCTCATCAACTTAAAGCCTTAGAAATGTCTTGGGATAAAGAAGTTTTTGCGTACTTTATGGAAATGGGTACAGGTAAATCAAAAGTACTTATAGATAATATAGCCATGCTTTATGATAAAGGTAAAATAAATGGAGCCCTTATTATTGCACCTAAAGGTGTATACAAAAACTGGTTCACAGCTGAAATACCAAATCATTTACCAGATCATATTGAAAAAAAAATAGGTTTTTGGAAAACAAAACCAGATGCTCCGGATATGATAGAGTTGTTAAAACCAGACGAAGATTTACATATCTGTATTATGAATGTTGAAGCGTTCTCTACTAAAAAAGGTTTGATGTATGCATATCAATTTTTAAACTCTCATAGAACTATGATTGCTATTGATGAATCAACTACTATAAAAAATCCTTCTGCTAAAAGAACTAAAGCAATTTTAGAATTATCTAAACATTCTAAATACAGAAGAATACTTACAGGTTCACCTGTAACTAAATCTCCTTTAGATTTATTTACACAATGTTATTTTTTAGATCCTTATTTATTAGATCAATCTTCTTATTACGCTTTTAGAGTTAGATACGCAAAAATGAGATCAATAAATGTTTCAGGTAGACAAATTCAAATCGTTGTAGGTTATAGAAATTTAGGTGAACTATCAGAAAAACTAAGACCTTTCTCATACAGATGTTTAAAAGACGATTGTTTTGATCTCCCTAAAAAAACATACATGAAAAGAATTATAGAACTTACTGACGAACAAAGAAAACTATACAAACAAATGAAAACTCAGGCACTTGCTTTTTTAAACGGTAAGATGACTACAACTGCAACTGTTATTACTCAAATGATGAGATTGCATCAAATAACTTGTGGTCATTTCAAAGCAGACGATGGTTCTGTTCAAGAAATAAAGAGTAACAGATTGAATGAGTTTATGGATATCATGGAAGAGGTAGAAGGCAAAGCAGTTATTTGGGCTCATTATAGAAATGATATTGAAAGTATATATAATGCGTTAGAAAAAAAATTTCCTGGTCAAACTGTTACATATTATGGTGATACATCTACTGATGATAGACAAAAAGCAATTGAAGAAATACAAAATCCAGATAGTGAAGTAAGATTTCTTTTAGGAACTCCTCAAACAGGTGGTTATGGTATTACACTTACAGGTGCAAGTACAATGATATATTATTCTAACGGTTATGATTTAGAAAAACGACAACAATCAGAAGCTCGTATAGATCGTTATGGTCAAGAAAGACCTATGACTTATATAGATATAATGGCAGAAGACACTATAGATGAAAAAATTGTTGACGCTTTAAAAAGAAAAGTTAACATAGCTACAGAAATTATGGGAGAGGAATTAAAAGAATGGATATAAATAAAATATTAATATTTGGTTTACCTGGTTCTGGCAAAACAACTTTTGCTAAAAGGTTAGTAGATAATATGGATGTTGCATATTTTAACGCAGATGAAATAAGACGTATATTTCACGATTGGGATTTTTCTGAGGAAGGAAGAATTAGACAAGTTAATAGAATGGAGAAACTGTGTAAGATAGCTGACAAACCTTCTGTTATAGAATTCGTATGTCCTTTTGATAAATATAGAAAAGGATATGATGTTGTTATTTGGATGGATACAATAGACGCTGGAAGATATGAAGACACAAATCAAATGTTTGAAAAACCAAAATCTACAGATTCTTTAATTCATATAAAAAATTATGATTACGAAGATGTTATACAAAGGTTACAAAAATCATTAATAAAAATTCCATCCATATGGAAATAATTGTATTTCAAAACGAAATATATACACTCTACCCTATTAACTACAATTTTGATTTTTCAAAATGGGGTTTTTATGATTACTGCGATATGGTTAGAGAAGCCTTGTCTACCTTTGATAATCAAATAAACAGATGGGTTATGAACAATGGTTCAGGTATTTGGTTTGGTTGTATTGGACGTTAGAGTTTTTCAACTAAGATAACTATTATAGCAAACATACCACCCACTAAAGCGGTCATTGCGTAACGCATATGATTTTTAATTTCTTTAATATCGTTTTCTATTCCTGAAATTTTTTGATGAGTTTGCTTTTGCATAATTCGACATAACTTTTCATGAGATTCTATTTTTTCTAAAGCTAAATCTTTTTTTACCATTTTAATATGTTATGTTTAATTGTTTTAAATATTGATCAATCAAACCACCTTGTGGATTTTCAGATTGTTGAGAAAGCAAAATTTTTCTTAAAGGATTATCACCTTGTTCTTGAGGCAAACTATTACCATAAGCATCTGTTTCACCAGATAACCTACCTGACATGTAATCTTGATAAGCATCTTCTAATTGCTGATCCGACATATCAGAAACAGTTCCATAGTTTAGACCGGGAATATTACCAGAACCTATCACGTCTTGAAAAAAATCTCTATTCTTAGCAGCTGAAAAATCAGAAACTTTTTGTGCAGCGCTTCCTAACATATCATTACCTCCAAACATATTAGTAGCTCCAAATAAATTTCCAAAGCCCAACATATTTGCAAACATGCCTCCTATACCTTGTTGTGGGATATTAACTTGAGGTCTATATTTTGTAAACCTGTCCATAGTCTGAATATTTTTTAATCTATTATTTTCAAGATTATTATTTGTTGAAGTATTATTATTGTCATTTCCACCGTCAGATCCTCCGGTGTTTCCTGCATATCCTATTGAATTATTTCCCATAGATGCACTTTGAGCTTGGTTTTCTTCATTACCCCTATCCATTCCGCCACCTCTAAAGAAACTTCTAATTGATGTTATACCTGGCATTATGCTAATCCTCTTTGTCTTAATCTAATTTGTTTTTCTGCATCAGAAAGTAAAGCATTTTCAGTAGGTGTCAATCCATCTTGTGATACCTGTGCTAAACCCGGATTAACATTTGGCATTGGTTGTTGTGGCAAAGGTGCTACATTGGTTTGTTGTCCTGGTTTTTTAGGTAAATAGTCTTCTAATCTAATTTGTTGATTAAAATCTTTATTTAGTTTTAATCTATACATTTCTCTTTGCATTTTAAATAAAATGTTAAGTGTACTTCTTTCTATCCCGGTAGGTATTTGAAGATCATCAAAATTTTCGTTTATCAAATCTGCTTGTCTTTTTGTTTCTCTAATTGTGTCTTTAGTTAATTTAAAAGGAGAAAATTTATTTCTTTGTATTAAAGCAAAGTTTTTGCTTTCTTGTCTCTTTCCAAATAACTTAATTAAATCTACATTTTTAGCATTTAAAATTTCAGCTGCTTCTATTTTTCTTTCCATGTCTAAAAATTTTTTAAACCTTTGTTGATTAGCTACATAATATCTTTCAATAATGTCTTCTTGTTTCATTAAACCACCTTTTAAAACAGGTGAAGTAAATAAAGCTCTTGTATCTCTTATCCCTGATTTAAAATCATTGATTTTGTAGTTTAAAGATTTTATTGGATCTATTTTAATTGGTCTCATTCCATAAAGACCAGCTAACTCATCCTTTACTTCATATTTTTCCCCTCTTGGCCCTGGTAAATCAAATCCAGCTAGTCTTAGTCTTTCCATTTGTTTGTATGATAAAGGAGCAACTTCAGTTAAAGCATATTTAACAGCTTCTTTAATTTTTTCACCCCATGGAGCTTCTGGATTCCAAAGTCTTCTGCCTTGAGCAGTTCTACCATTTCTAACAAATAAATTATTTATCGTATTTAAATAAATAGATTCATTTACATAAGGACTTACAAATCTTCCAACACCACCGGCTAATCCTTTTAACACACCTTTGATTAATGGATCATCCTCGTCAAAAACTCTTTCTCTTTCAACACCTGCCACTACAGATTGAATAGGGTTAACAACGGTATCGTATACCATCGCACCTGATGTATCGATATATTTAATATCTCCTTTTTCATCTTTGTATACGAAAAGTGTAGAGTCTTCTGAAAAGCTTGGTAAAAATTCTCTGACAGCAGCGGCGGTAGCTTTAGTTACACCATAAGCTCCTGCTAACATAGCACTTGCCATTTTAGGTGCAGTTCCAATTGCGGTTGTAAAACCTAATAATCTTTTAGCTCCAACAGCTCTAAAAATTGGATTACGATATTCTTTTAAACCAAGTTCAGCAATGTTTGCTGCAGTCCTTGTTACTTCAATAGGAAAAGATACAAAGTTACCTAAAGGTAAACGTCTAGAACCTTGTCCAAAAGGTCCAATGTATCCATAATTTGGAACAGTGTTTCTAACAATGTTTGCAGCTTCTTTAGCAATCGTTAAATCTGCAGGCATTCTATTAATTTTTCCTGTTTTTAAAGCATTGGAGTATGCATTTTTATATGTATCAAATTCAGATAAGAAATTATATATTTTCCAATTATCATCTTCTGCTACATATACATCTGCTGCTTTTTCATATAATTTTTTTAAACCTTTACCAAATTTTCCAAATAGTCTCATATATACATCACCACCTTTTCCAATATCATCAAGAAGCCCTGAAATATCTCTAGCAGTTGCAGAAGAACTTACAACTTGTTCTTCTAATAAAAATTTATACAAAGCCTGATCTTTTGGTGTGTTACGATAAAGTAATTGAGGTTGAATAGTATTAAATGCTCGTCTAAAATTACTGACTATTTTTCTAGGATCTTTAAATAAATTACCAGTTCCCAAAGCAAATTGAGAAGATGTAAAAAAGTTTCTAGCATGAGTAAAAGGTCCTAAAATTGTTTTAGATATTTGAGTTAAACCTTTAGGAATTAAAACTAAATTTTTATAAACTGTAGATTTTGCCAAATCATCAAACATTATTTTTTCACTGAACTGTAAAGCGTCTTTCCATTCTTGAGATGTAAATTGTCCATTTAAAGGATTAGTATATGTAGATTCTCCTAAAGGAGATTTTAACTGCAATCCTTGTTTATCTGCAATAATATTTTGATTTCTTAAATTTCTAATTGCTTCGGTACGTGTAGGATAAACAATTGCTCTTTCACCCGATTTAATTAAATCTTGCGATTGTTTATATATATTATTATAGAATCTATCTTTTGCAGTTAAAGCAGCTAAATCGGACATTGTGTTTATAATAGTATTTCTTAAATCTCTTTTTTGTCCAAAAAATTTATTAAACGCTCTTAAGTCATCTTGAGCTTGTATTAATGTAGTTGGTTTAAATTGTCCTCCTTTTACATTATCTGCTATATTTATAATTTGGGTTGCGTTATCATCTAACACACTCAAAACAGTCATAGGAAACTCAGGGGTCTTTGTAAGAGGGTTCATCTTTACATTATTCGTTACGTCCGTGATAATATCATCCAAATCTTGAGGAGATAACTTTATATTATTTTGTTTTGCATATTTATCAAAGACAGCTTTTACTCCATTAATAGCTGATTCTGTAGGTTTGTAATTTAAAAAAGGTAAAATACTTTTACCTTCAAAAATTTTATATTCTGAAGTAAATATATTTCTCATTCTTTCAGACATGATATCCATAAATTCTTTGTTAGCAGCATTTATATTACCACCTTGAAGTAAAGAATTTTTAAAAGTATTAAATTTTTTTCTAACTTTAAACATTTCTTTTACAAGTTCCCCACCTTGTTTGTTAGAAACACCTATTTCATCTAAAAATTTATTAAACTCGGTTATTTTTTCTGGTTTAAAACCTGGAAAAGTAACTTTTCCATTAGATATAATATCATCTGTTGAAGTTAATAATTCATCCAATCTTCCAACTAATCTTTTAACTGCAGGATTATTATTTGAAATACCAGATTCTTTTGCTATCTTATAAAGAGTTTGATCAATATCCATAATTAAATCCTTAGCCGTTACTTGACCCGCAGACATTTCACCTTCTACTCTTTTCACACCTTCAAAAAGTGCTTGAGATTTTTTTCCGCTAGGAGCAAATGGTTCTACAATATATTTATTAATCCATTGATCTAATTGATCATCGCTGTATTTTAAATTTTTTCCTGCACTAGCAATTTTTTTAGCAACTGTATTTATTCCATAAGCTATAGGAACTGAAACAGCTGCGCCTTCAACACCAAATTTTAATCTATTCCAAAGTCTCCTTGCTGACTCATCTTCTGTAGTTTTTCTTTCTTCTCTATCTAAAGCAGAAGGACCACCAAATACATCACCAAAAGTACCAACACCTTCTATATCAGCAATCATTGCTGTACCACTTGCACCACCAATAGTTATAGCTGCAAAATTTTGCACCCCTGTTAGTTTGTTTAAATCTTTTGCTCTAATTCCAGCTTTAGTTACATTACCACCTGCTCTAGCTACTTTGTTAGCTTTAGCTGCAGTAGCATATTTATTATAAATTTTTTTCGCTTTTGTAGCAGCTTTTACAGTTGCACTAGCACCTACTCTACCTAATGAATATAATTGAGTGAAAGCCGAAGTTAATTTTCCAATAGCACTTTCTTTTACAATATCTTCATTACCTTGTTGTATTTTACCCAATACAGAATTATCAAAATATTTTTCTAGCTGACCAACATAACTTTTATCTATTGGAACATTTTCTTCTCTCAAAGCGTCTGCTATCTCAGCGCTTAAACTCACTACTCCATAAGGTATTTTAATAAGTCCATCTACAACACCGGATGCAATAGCTGTATAAGGATCTACATATCCTATTTCGGTAAGATCTTTTTCAGGTACACCTTCTAATCTTTCTTTTATTCTTCTCGCTACTTTTTCTTGAGATCCTAAAAAAGGAACAAAAGCGTTTATTGTTTCATTTCCGAATATAGTATCAAATTTATCGTCTTTATCAGCCACGTGCCCTCCTATGCGTCAGGCCATACCTGCGTTTTTGTTTCTCCATCCCAAGTATAAATAGCTCCATCTCTATAGTCAATATATCTTCCTGCAGGTAAGTCTTCATCAAAATCATCACCAGCAGGTAATCTATCTGCTCCCATTGATATTTCACCTGTTCTTATTTTAACTAAGGTATTAGCTATGTTCATAGCTTGACTATCTGAATAGCCTCCAGTTGGACTTGTTGGATCTGTTAAATTTTTTATATATTCATCTACAAGAGATCTTTTATATGTTCCTTCTTTTAAAGGACCTTTTAAATAACGAGTTAAGAATAATTGAATAGCTTCTCCTTCATCCATTCCAGTTTGAGCCGCATATTGTTTTGCGTATCTTATTAATTGATCTGATTCTTTTTTATCAAGATTTTTTAATTGAGCTAATAACACTTCTTGTTGAAAAGCTTTATCTTTAGCAGCTTTTTCTCTTCTTAAACCACCAGCAATAGTGCCAGCTTTACCTAAAACTTGTGCATAACTTTGAAGTTGTGTTGGATCAGAAGGTGTGGTTGCCGCTAGCCCCGCGAAAATATCTTCTAGTTCTGATTTTATAGATTCGTTAGTAGGAGTAAAATAACCAGCCTCAGTTGCAGTTTTATCTTCTGATAAAACTTCTTCTAAATTATTTTGTCCTAAATCTTCTGATATTCTGTTATCCATAGAACTTTGATCTCTTCTAATTCTCATTAAATCAGGATCCATAATAGGATCTTTTGTAATTTCAGTAAGCTTTGATATGTCTGTTAATTCTTCTGCCTCTGATTTTGGTTCAATAATTGATTCTTCAATAACAGGTTCTTTTTTTATAGTTATCTCCGGTTCTGTTTTTGGAGACGATGGCATGCTTTTAAAAAGTTTTTCTAAATCAGGTCCGAAAATATAATCAGTTACATTTCCACTAGCACCTTCAGGTCTTTCAGGCATTATATCTTCAAGTGTTGTACCCGTAGAAAAATTTTCTCTTTCCCCTAAACCAGAAGTAATTCCAACATTTTCTGATGCTGTACCACCTCTTCTAAACATTGGTCTTTTCAATATATTTGCCATTTAATTCCTATCTAAAAAATTGAGCCATAGAATTAATACCTTGTCCAGGAGCACCGCCTAATAAATTAAACGTTCCAGCTGCACCTTGAAGACCAGCAATACCTGGAGATGACATTATAGGAGCTGGAGGAGCACCGGGTACGTTTGACGCTAGTGAACCAAAAATATTTGTAGCTGTTTGAATTCTTGATGTTGGATACTCTTGACCTAATAAAGCTCTCTGTCTCTCTGCTTCTAGTAAAGATTGGTCATAAGTCATTGCACCTGTTCCAATATTTCCTAATGAAGAAATAACATTTGAACTAAGTCCTTGATTCGTTTGAGCAAGTCCTATTTGATTTCGTAAATCTTGTTGAGCTAAATTTTGAGCTTGTTGTAATCCTTGTGTTCTCAAGTTTGCCATAATACCAGCATCAGAAATATCTCTACCTCTTTCATATTCTGCTCTTTGAACACCTTCTCTACCACCACCAAATGCTCCTGCTTCAATAGCTTGAGCTGCTAGCTGCGGTCTTCCAGCTGCTCGTTGTTCATTTAATAAATTTTGAGTAGCATCTAAAACTTCTGTTTGGTAAGGAGACATGTATTGTTTGTAAGCGTCTGGTCCTGCAGCCGCTTCTGCTTTATCTAAAAAACGTTCGTATGATGCAACTCCTGTACCGGAACCAACTCCTGTAATGGCTCCTGTTGTTGGATCAAATTCTAAAGATCCAAGACCTGCTTCACTCGCTGCTCTTTTTTGAGCTTCTTGAATTAATGGATTAACTCCTGTAACCTTTGGAGAAATAGCTCCAATGTCCATTGGTTTACCTAATTCTTTCATCAACAGGTCAAATAATTTTTGACCTCCTGGTTCTACAAATGCTGCTGGGTTTTGTGCCATTATGCTCTACCTTTTCCTTCTGATTCTCTCATTAGTGCATATAATTTTTTAGCACCTTTTTTTACACTGCCGTCACCAATTCCTCTTACCGAGTCTGCTGTCATTACAAATTCATTGTTTGATAACATTGCAGGAATGTCATCGGCTTTTTCTTTAATTCCTATTGGTGGAACAAAACCACCCATTTCTCTGTAGTCTCTTTCAATAGTTCCTGCTTCATTAGTTCTCATAATACCTGTTGGCATTCCACCCATAGCTAAAGATTTTCTTCCAAGCTCGTCTCTAGCGGCTTCAATCGCTTCTTCTAGATTAAATCCTGCTTCCATAAACTCATCTACAAGTCTCATAAATTCTAGTTCGTTTTCTTCCATAGAAGCCATCATCGTTGTACCACCGTCATTGTAATTAACTCTACCACCATTAGCCATTCTAATATCTAGCTCAGGCACTACGTCTTCTAGTTGAGAAGAAACAGCACTTCTTCTTGCAACATAATCATCATATTCTTTTTGTCTTGCTTCGTTAATTCTTTTCTGATCATCATATGCCATTTTTCCACCAGCTATAGAAGTAGCTCCTTTTAATACGTCCGAAAGTATATTTCTTTTCTTTTCATCTTGAAAAAAATCTGCCAACACAGATTTGATACCACCTTCATTTTTTTCTTTTCCTGATAATAATCTAGAAAAAACATCGATATTTTTACCACCTGTTGGTTTCGCATATCCTCCACTTATTTCAAAATCATCTAATCTTGTAGGGAGGTATCGACTTTTATCATCGCTTAAAAGCATTTCTACGTTTTTAGGTTTTCTTAAAAAATCAGCACCTTTACTTTTTAAAAAATTACCAGCTGTTGAAGCTTTAGATCCTAAGTTCCCTAAAAAACTACCTAGACCACCTGAAGCTTTAATACCAATTCCAGGCATAAAATATGCACCCGCAGCTAACATAGCTGCTTTACCTAAATCAGATTTAGCAAATTTTTTAACACCTTTACCTATTTTTTTAACGCCTTTTTTAAGACCCTTTGCAAGTTTACCTAAAAAATAACCTTCTCTAGGTACAGCGTCCATAATTCCGCCTTGATTATATAAATTTCTCTGCATTTGTCCTCTTGTAATAGTCATAGTTTTTAAATGAAAAGCAGGCGTAATTCCTGAAAGTAAGTTAATTTACTAGTTTTTTAAACACTAGTCAACTTTTTTAAGAGCATGTATTGGAGTACCTTCATATCTATACTCTCCTACATGAACAACGTTTTCTGTCATAATAGCGTGTACTTTACCACCAATATTTTTCCATAATCTACAAAAATTAAAATCTTCCCCATAATACTTACCTGTCTTTTCATCAAAATAAGTATCAAAAAAGTTATATAACCATTCATGTGTAGTATTATTTCCATTGACATTTGTAGGTTGGTTGATCTTTAAATGTTGATATTCTTTCATCATTTTCTCAAAAACATGTCTTTTAATTAAAAGACATCCAGCAGGCACGCTTTCTACTTCTGCAATTCCGTTTTCATATAATTTTAAATTATTGTTTTCATCTGCTTTAATTGGCCATTCACAGCCTATCGTTTTTAAATTATCTTTATCGGTTATTCCTTGATCTTTTACTGCACTTATTATTTTATCCCAAGTAATACATTTCATTGGATAAGGAGCAGCAATCACGTCTTTGTCTGCATCAATCATTTTCATAATTGTTTCATATTTAAATTCAATATCAGAATCAATAAATAATAAATAATCAGTTTTTGGATTATTTTCAGGTTTAAAAAAATCATTTACACATAAATTTCTTCCTTGAGTAACTAAAGAAGACTTATTAATTCCTACATTTAAAAGAGTTTTGTTAATAAAACATCTGTTTTGAAATGAAAGAACAGATAAAAAATAGTGTATTGATAAATTACTATGAACTGGAGTTGCTAAAAATATACCTGGTTTTTTATTATTTTCTTTTTTAGGTGTATCGTCGTTATTTATCCATATGGGTTCATTATTTTTAAAATTACTCATTTGTTACTCCCTCTATAAACGAGCTCCATTGATTACCTATTTTATTCCAATTATAATTTAAATGAGTATAGTTAACCTGATGTTTAAGATGTTGAATACTTTGTTCGGTGTAAAGGTAATCCGCACAAGCTTCAATTGATCTAGCAAATGTTTTTGCTAAGTTTAGAGGATCTTTTTGATATGGAATATAAGAACAGTATTCAGCCCCTGTTTCAAATAAAGCCCCATAATTTGTTGTTATACAATGTAAACCTGCTCGCATAGATTCTAATAAAGAAATACAAAAAGTTTCTTCCCAAATACTAGGATAAGCAAATATATCATACTTATGTAAATTTTCTTTTATATATTCATTTGGTTTATAGCCAATGTAATTTACATTAGGTAATTGCTCTGCCTGATCATACAAAGCTTTAAATTCATTATCATGATTTTTTTTAAAATTTTCTCCATATACTTCAGTTGAAGAATATACATCTAAAATAATATTTCTATTATTTATCATTTGCATTGCAGCAAGTAAAACACTTAAACCTCTCCAAGGTGTAGGTTGAAATATAAGTCTAATTTTATCTTTTTTATTTTCTAAATCTCTTACCTTTATATGATCTAAACCATTTTTAATAACAAGACATTTTTCTCCTGGTAAATCAAACATCATTCTAAATTTTTCAAAGTTCCAATGTGAATTAAATACATACCAGTCATATTTATTATGATTAGATTTATCTTTAAACCATGGATGTAAATTAGGTTGATCATAAGAATTTTTTTGCCATAAAATATTTTTCTTTTCTGGATGAAGAGATATTTTTTCTGGCACAGAAGTACATATTTGTACTTTATCCAATAGTTTTGGATCTACATGGTTTTTTAAATATTCGAACTGAAGCTCAGTTCCTCCTCTAGGTTCTTTCATATATCCTCTTATTTCATTATTTTATGTAAAACTTCTAAACCTTTAGGACTTACTTGAACAGTAACATCTTTTATAATATCATCTGGTCCAGCTTCTATATCCATTTTAGCAGCTTTCTCAGTTTTAAAAGTCTGCCCTGTTTTTTTGTTTCTCCAGGTTTCGACTGTCTTACATTCTATTTTTTCTAACTTATCCATTCTCTTGTGATCTATCTACCAGAAGATAGCTCACTTGTCCAGTAATCTCATTAGCAGAACCAGCTTGCATTTTTAATACATCCCCTGCTTCCATATTAACAACATTAGTAATCATGTCTGCAGTTCCTTTATTAATTTCTACATAAGCAATTTTTATATCTGAACCACCTGCTTTTTTTAAACTTAAATGTGTATCTACATTACTAGCTGTATCATGAACAGCTGTCACAGATTTTACTATCGCAATAGACGAAGTATTAATTGTTAATACAGTTGTTAAATCTGTAGTTGTTAAATCAAATGTTTCACTTTTATAAAAATTTGCCATTAGCTAAGAAACCATTCAAATTGTTTTTGTTCATTTTTAATATCTTCTTGATAACCAAAGTTAAGTTGGTTTTTCATTGTATCCAATGCTTCTAATTGTTGACGTTGATTAGATACATCATATTCTTGAGAAGGCTCTGGTATGTAAGTTGTAACTTTTGCCATTATTTTCTACCATCTGGTTGTATATCAACACGGAAGGTACCATATCTCCAGTTATCATTCAATTGAGTGTTTTCTACTTTTATACTTGCAAATCTTCCTCTAACTCTTGTATCTACTTTATTTGTAGTAGGTTCAACTGTAAAAGAAGACGTAGTGGTATTTCCTCCTTTTGAGTAATCTTTAGTATTTAAAATCACATCTGCACTTCCTACAAGGTTTTTAAAATCGGGTAAAAATCTTCTAATGTGTAACATAAATTCTCCATCCCCACCTTGAGTTAAATCAAAATCTCCTGATTGAATATAGGCTTCAATCGGAGTAGGGTTTGCATTTAATCCAATTTCATTAACTCCAGTTTCGTGAGCAAAGTAAGTAGAAGCACCAAATTTATCTGTAGCTCCTTTTATAACTGGAAACTGTGGAACAGCTGAAGCATTGTAAGAAGTTGCATAAGGTAAACTATATGTACCAGAATCAGCATAAGTTGTTCTACTTAAAGTATTTATAGACCAAACGTTTTCTACATAATTGTAAATTAAACCTCTATTATTTTGAACAGCAGGATTACCTGAAGGTGTCCCTGTTGGATAAAACCATACAATTTCGTTATATAAAGAATTGTGTGCTGCATAAATTATCTCAGCGGAATTAAAGTTTACACCCGGATTATTTCCTCTTGTTGTAAACACAAAATCTTCTACGAGCGATGGTAGTATTTTTACAGTACCATCATAAACAAAAAAACCACCGGATAGACCCATCCAATATACACTACCATTAGCAAACGCTACAGCATGTTGACCAATACATCCACAGTTTGTACCTACTTGTCTAATAGAAAAAGTAAATGGTGGACCTACAAATTGCATTACATACGCTGCAGTGTCAGTTAAAACTAAAACATAATCTTTACCAGAAACAGCTGCTACGATTTTGTTTCCTGCATCTAGTCTAAATGTACCCGCAGTGTTTGTTGCAGTTGGTAAATAATTACTTAAAGATTCTTGATCAGAAAATCTTATAAACATAGGGTCTTGTGTATTAGGGTCACCAATGTCTTGCTCTGTTCCAAGATGAAATAAATGCCTATCTCTATCGGAAACAACTGTTAAACGAGAAGATGTGGGTGCTCCTGATATAGCAGTTGCTCTCGTGTCTAACGGATTTGAAACTCCTGGATTCCATGAAAAAGTTCTACCATCTTTAATCGTTGCAACCAATATTTCTCCAAAGTTATCTAAAGACCAACTTCCTGGTTCTAAAATAACGTTTGTTTCATCCGTTTCTTCTCCCCATGAGTTATACTCATCGTCATTTATAACTGTGCTTCCGGTTGCGTGATAAACAGCTTCGGTACTTTCTTGACCACGAACACAACCTGTTAAATCATTTGACGATTTACCACTATATGTAATTATTTCTCCTCTAGTTGTAACAGTTGCTGTATTATCGTGAGCAGCTGCAGGTGTATCATCTACACCTCTTGTTAACCCTGTTAAATCATTTGAGGATTTACCGCTGTAGGTAATTTTTTCATCACCAATAAATATAATTCCTTGAGATGGAAATGTGCTTGCATCTATTAAAGTTAATGAAGTTGCAGAATCTGTAATTCCTCCATTTAAACTACTAGAAGTACCTCTTATTAAAATTGATCCAGAAGTTGGAAAAGCACTCGCATTTGTTAAAGTAATTGTAGTTGCTATATCTGTTATCTCACCATTCAAAGTTGTAGAAGTTGCACCATCATCTTCTCCTCCCCATGTTTCTGTTCCCCAACCATAACCATAGGTTTGAAAGGTAGGACCAATACTTACATAAGGTGTAATTGTTGCTGTTCCACCCGTAGCAGAAGAAGTTGCGTCCTTTTCTAAATCAATTGTAAAAGTTGTAGCGGTTGGCACAGTTAAGACTTCAAAAACGTCTGTTGTAAAATCTGTATCTATATAACCACCAGGTAAACTACCTACTGCACTAAATTTTATATAACGACCAACTGATAAATTGTGAGAGGAAGATGTTATCACAGTTACAAGAGATGATCCACTAACTGTAACAAAAGCATTACTCGCAATAGTAATCGCAGTGTCTAAAGGTGTTATATCATAAAATTTATCTTCATAATAAATTGCTAAAATTTGTGATGTCCCTAATGCTGCATATTTTTTTCCATCTAATGCAGACCATGTGTGCTGATCTCTTGCAGGTCCTGCAAAAGTTTCTTGACCTATTGCTTGCCAACCACCTATTTTTTCAGGTTGACTATATCTAAATCTAATATTATCAGCGTCAATCCACTGCCCTTCTGCTCCAGAAGGTGTGTCAGTCTTGTTAATACCGGGACGAATAATTGTATTTTTTAAAGCCATAACTTATGTATATAAACAAATTATGGAAAAATCTATTTTTTTTCTGGTAATATTTTTAAGTTTTTTTGATTATTTAAAATATTATAAGTCTTTTCATTAGATTTTACCATTTCATTTCTAAAACTTTCAATAGCTGCTCCTGCTTGTCTTGTTTGTTGAGAATTTTCTATTGTTAACAAAGGTAAATAAGAAACAGCACATCCATATTCATCTTGTGGTTCACCTGTTTGTGGATTAGTTCCTCGTATATGAATAAACCATGCGCAATCAAATTTTTTACAAGGTTTAAAGTTATGTAAAGGACAATTGTTCTTTATCTCTAGTTTCATTAATCCTTTGAAGCTAATATAATATCAACGTATTCTATATCTAAATTAAAATTGTGATTGTGTGAAGCTCCAGCTAAACTACCCTTACCATGAGAGTGACCTGAACCACTACCTTGATAATCAGTGTAAAACCTTTTTGCTCCACCAGCATTTCCATCATTTCTAGTACCTGCTCCAACACTAGCGCCTGTACCAAATTCACTATGACCACCTGCTAAGTGTCTGTGTGAAGGCATTTGAGATATACTTAAAGCATGAGAAGAAGTGCTTCCAGATATACTAACGGATTTACTGCTAGTGTTTTTACTAGTATTTAATGCATCTGTAAAAGAGTTGGTTCCACCTGTTGTAACAGAACCGTTTACAACTCTTAAAGCTTTATTATTATGTGTTGTAATTTTAGTAAAACCTGTAGGAGCTGCCGTTTGTTGAAATAACATAACTGTTCCCGAAGGTATTGTGCTTCCTACTGCATTTATATTTGTTCCATCAGAAAAAACTATCTGACTTTGATCTTGTTGTAAATTTATTCCTGCGACTTCTGATACAGTTTTGAAAGTTAAATTATTTCCATTGTGTGTAGTTGAATCCTTTAAAACATACATTTTTTCTATGTTATCTGGAATAGTAATAGTAGTGTCTGTACTTAGAGCCCCTGTAAACTCAAGAACCATATTTCTAGCGTTTGAGATAGAACCATTAGACATAACTAATGACACATCCGAACTTGCATCTATTTCTTGGTAACCACCAACTGCTTGTTGTACTAAATTTAAATTTGTATTTGTTTTAGTTCCCCATGTACCAGCGTTTTCACCGGTAGCCATAAGTTCTAGTTTAAGATCTGATGAATATGTTGATGCCATACTTTACTTTATCCTTTATGTGTAATTTTGTCAATTACCCTGTGTCTACTTCTTTCCAATTTGTAGTAATTCCTGTTTGAATTTTTGACCATATTACAGGTATGTTTACACTTCCTAAACTAGCATTTGCAGTAAGTTGTGTTACTGGAACAAGAACACCTAAACCGGCTCCTACACTAGACAGTGATGAGGTTAAACTAATACCAGTTAAGCTAACTGGTTCATTTACTTCGGTATTAATATTTCCTAAAGCAATACCGGCAAAATTTGTATTTAATTGAATTGGATAGTTTGCGTTGTTCTCTTCTACTGTTGTAATACTACCTAATCTAGTGCCCGCATACTCAGAAATATCAGTGCTTGAAGCTAAAGGATTATATGTTTGTAAGTAAGAGTCAAAAAAACCATTAATATTAGAACCATTATCCGATGAGTCAACACCATTACCACTATTGGTATAAAGTTGACCAGTTGCAGAAGAATAATGATATAATTCTAACATTCCATCTTCATCACCAGTGTATTCTGATGTTGGACAAGTAACTGTTCCTGAAAAAGGTGCTCCTTTTCTTACC